TTACAAAAATAATTTTACGAGTTTTTTCTTATTTTTCTTTACAGTTTCATCACTTTCCTCAAATACTCCGAATCTGTCGAATCCAACAGTTATCATTAAAGCGACAAAGTTTGTACTTATCAGAAGTATTAAATCTTCCGTCTTCGACTTTTCTTCTATGGAATCAAATATTTCTTTTTTGCTTTCACTCTTCAGCTCGCTCCGCAACAAATTCAGATTCTGTCTTCTTTGATAGCCTCTTAATTTCAGAGTGATTGCTGAATTTAAAAATATCAGTGCAAACATTACGATTGCAAACTTCCTACTTCTGTGATATATTTTCATCTTTATCATCCCTCTTCTTGACAAATCCGAACTTTTCCAGCATTAGTTCCAAAAATCCTTTGCTGATTCCGTATCTTTTCTGATTGATCGTTTCCATTACAGCTTCCCCAAAAAATCCCAGCACAGGACTCCAAGGATATAGAAAACCAGCATTGAAATGCCCCACCACTTTGTTAAGAGATAGAGCAATAGCCATTGTCATTCCAGCAACAGCTATACGCTTAATGTACGGTTTTACTGGTTGGTTATCTATCATTTTCTGTGCAACTACGCCAAACAGCACTCCTGAAAAGAAAAGTATAAGAAAAAGTCCGTGATTGTCTATTATTACCTTCAAATCCTCTATCATTGATTATGCTCCTTATATTCCTATTGCTGTTTTTTCTTCTCCAAGCACTTTATGTATTATCTCATCTACATTTATAGTTTCTTCAAGTGTTTCAGCGCCCTTTAGTAATAAATCTTCAGTAAATCTTTCAATGTCATCAGGAATATATGGATTGTTTATCTCTTGCGCTTTTTTTATAAAATCCTTAAACTTCCCAAAAAAGTTATTCTTAACAGCTTCCAGTTTTTCTATTCCTTTTTTAGCTCCAAAAATTATTTCCTTTTCTAGTATTTCTTTTCTGGTAAAATCTACCAGCATTCCTATTAAAATTACTTGTAACTGTTTATCCATTTTTATCATCTCCTATTTTATTCTTTTTCTTGTTTTTTTTTTACTTCAATTCAATGTGTGGATAGTCCTTGAATTTTCTCCAATCTCCACCCCAATCAATATTTATTTTCATTTCTTCTGCAATCTTTTTTAAATGCTCCGCAACTTCTTTATATTTTTTATTGTTATCCCAATCAATGTTCCCCGGAATCGATGGATCATAAATTGCAAAGTCGACAGCGTGTCCATATCCATCACTTTTAGCCTGATGATTTGACTTATGATTATACCCGTCACAATTTGTTACAATTTTTCCAGGTTTTGTCCGTCCTTGGCTATATAACTCTTTTTGATATTCTGCTGTCCTTAATCCTTGTACTACCATAAAATCATGTGGGCTATCCACTATCGCTCTTTTGAAGAGTTCTGAAAGTTTGGGATGTACTCCTTCCAATCTGCTTAAACTTAGTTTACTTAATACATACATTTAAATCACTTCCTTTTCTTTTATTAATTCCATATTTTTTAAATACCTAAATAATTTCGACGGATTGAACTGATAGCCAACCCTGTCTTTTAAAGATTTACATTTATAAGTCAATGTAAATTGCAGGGCATAATCTACCGCATTTAAACAAAATTCACTGCAAAAATATCTGTCAGCATCTTGTACCTTATTAGCATAAAAAAACTGTCCTAAAATTCCTAGATAGTCGTATCCTTTGCCTTGTGCTGTTTTAAAAAACTCAATAATATCTTTTGCATCAATATTACTATCTAACTCATAAATATCCATATTTTTCAAATATTTAAATTTTTGTGTTCTTACTCCTCCAGGATTAGATAAAAATACTTGATTATTGTAAATAAATTCGGCATGTGAATATTTTCCAAATGTCCACAATGCTATTAAATGTCCTACAAGATGCTTAGGTTTGTGAAAACATATATATAGCTTGTCTTTTTCTAATTCCATGAATCCTCCTTCTACATATTTTTATATGCTTTTTCATATTCTTCTTTTGCGTTATATTTTTTTAATTCCTCGTCAGTTAGATTTTCCAAACGATGAGTCAAAAATGTTTCTACAGCCATTGATTTAGTAGTCTGTTCTTGCATTATGTTTGCCATTTTCATCATGTCTTGTATAGTTAAATTTACATATTTCTCACTATTTTCCTTTGTATAAAATTTCCAATTCTCAAAAGTTGTTTTCTTCAATGCTTGGCACATTACGACAATTCTTGTTAAATTTGATTGATCTATACTCCTGTTATTTTGCAAATATGTCACACCATCAATTTCAAATTCAAACGGTGCAATATCACGCTCAACTCTTAAATCGTATAATTCTTTTTTTATTTCTTCTATTCGTTTGTCTCGATTAAATACAATTTCACCATTTTTTATAGTTTCATAATTCTGTAATTCTACAACTTTTCCATTGATGAAATATAAATTTGGATTTACTTTTACTTCCTGATATTCTATTTCTTCCACTACATCTCCAACCATTGTTGGTGCTATCATAGTGGCATCTATATTTGTGCTTAAAACCAAATAAGTTTCCTTGTTGTACATTACTTTTAAAGTGTCGGTCTTGAATTTTTTTAATTCTTCATACCAATCTTTATTATCTTTATCAAATATGGCAATGTATTTCATACCATCTTCAAATTGTTTCGCTTCAGTTCTATCTACTATAAATTTCATTTTTACCTCCTTCTATGCAAATCCTATGTTTAACCATTGTCCGTTTCTAAAAAATTGCAACGCCCTCAATTGTGCGTAATCACCTGTTCCCAGAACAGAATTAGCATCATGGTTTCTTATACCTGTTACCACATAACCGCCTCTTTCAGTAGATGTATTTGCACCCCACAGAGGTAACTCCATAAAACCTGCAAGTCTGATGTCTCTTATATAATTCTGCCACTTATCATTATTATCTTGGTAACGTAATTCATACAAATTCTGTGTCCTGTTCCAAGCGTCATCAGCTCTTCCTCGTGCTGCATTTACATTTCCATCTATCACGTTCATACGATTATCTCTTGCAGCCATATCGTGATTATCCATGATTTCACACCAGTTTCCTCCGTTACGATTTGGAACTTTATAATAAGCTCTCCCGCCGTTAGTATGATATGTACCAGCATAACTCCCATCAGAAGAATACATATCTAGAAGACTTGGTGTCCAAGTGTTAGATAAATTCGCTCTTAATACAAAGTCACTATTACTACTATTCCTATATCCTTTTGAAAATGGAATATATGGTGTCAAATCAGGTTTTGGAGCTTCTAGTTTTATTTTATCGCTTATCGTATTAAGAGTTACTATTCCTGCTGTTGTGTCTGTTGCTACATCTGTATATTTTACCCTCTTAATTAATTCATCATCTATTATTTTATTGTCTTCAACAAAATCAATTCTCTTAGGGTATTCATTCCCAAGCCATTGGTTAAGTCCTAAACTTGTTTTATTTATTGCTGGCATACTAAATCACTTCCTTTACTCTTTATATTTTTCCCTATCTTCCCAATTTAAATTTAACAAATCCCAAGAATCCCAAGTTTTATTGTATCTATCAAACTCATCCCAAGTCATATAACTATAAACTATTTTATAACCCAAATGGGCAGGTTTATTTAATTCAATAAAATTAATAAAATTTTTTAAATTGGGCGGCACTCCGTAAATACTTGTAAATCTTATAATAAAATAGTATTCGTTAAACACTTCTGTTATTTCAATTTCTCCATTTACAAATATTCTAGCCTGTTCTTTTAAGTTAGAAGGCGAAAATATTCTCTTTGATAATAAATAATATAAAATTTTATCTCGTCTATCCTGTAGAGTTAAACTAAGGTCAGTTTCTAAATTCATAAATTTTTCATATTTTAAAATTTGTTCTTCATTGAAAAAGTTTAAAAAGGCAAATTCCTTATATTTTTCAATATTTTTTTTTATCTCCTGAGTTTCTACTACTAGACTTTTTATTAAGTCAATTTGCAAACTATTTCTAGCGATTTTCGATACTGCCTTTATTTTACTGTTCATTGACAACAACTCCTGTTATTGTTAATATTTCATTACTATCTACTATTATATTTTTTGTATCATTGTTAATTAAAACTTTACAATCTTCAACTCCATCAACTGATAAAATTATTTTTTCAACTCGATTAATTGATAATATTTCCTGATTGTTCAAAGTATAAATCGCTGAATTATCTTTTATCTGTTGCTTTATTTTAGAGATAATTAAATCTGATATATTGCTTAATTTCACCCCTCGGCTTAATATAACTCCAACAGTTATTTCAATATCTTTGTTATCAAAACTTACTACAGTAACATTAGCCCCAACTGGTCTACCGTTATCTGCTTCTATTCTTTCTTTTACTTTTTGTATTAAGTCCTCATTGGCTACTCCGTTTTTGTAATTGGCAATCCTTACTTTTACCGTTCCATTTCCATTCCACAATGGCTCAACAAGAACTCTACCTACTCCATCTACTTCTTTTGCCCATTTCTCATAATCATAAATATTGCCGCTATGCGCTGGTTTTAGTATTCTTTCTTTCGCTCTTGATATTAAAACATCATTAGGTTCTTTTTCATATCCGTTTGTAAACGATTTTTCATTAATCACTGTAAAAATATTAGCATTAGCAATTTCAAAATTTGCTATTTCTCCAATAGCGCAGTTCCCAATCTCCCCTCTTTGTAAACATTCCACCACAGCAATCGCTTTTTCATTTGATAATATTGTTGTATCATAAAGCAATTGGTACTTTGTACCATCTGTTTTTAATACTATTGTTCCAGCGGGTGTCGTAGTGCCAGGTTTTCCTGTTATTAATATTTCCCCAGTTGCTTTAGTTCCTTGTTTTCTAGTTACCCCAAAAAGCATTGCATGATAGTCAACAAATTCATCTTCTGTTGCGGTATCAATAAAAGTTTGCTTAACCCAAAATTCTAGCAATTTATATATTGCTTCAGCTTCTATTCCGTAAGCACTTGCAATGTCAAAATTAAATGTTCCTTCTATTTTAGAAAAATTATTTTCCAAATTAGATAAAAATTTATTCCTTGCTTCTATTTTATTCACTGTATAACACCTCACTTTCTCCATAGACGGTAGAAACATTAAAAGAGACTTTTAAATTATTATCATCGTTGTTGTAGTTTAATTCAAAATTATAGCAGTCCAAAATATATGGATTAACTAATAAGCAATCTTTAATTTCCGAAATAATTAAAGCATTTTTTATACTTTCCTGATAAACCGTACCAATATGTACATCTAAATCATTTCCATAACTATCCGAATGTATTTCGTAAAAATTTCTTTTAGTTTTAAGTGCCTTAAATATCCATACCTTGAGTGCTTCATTTCCGTTTAATTCAACAAGTCTATCGCCGTTTTTCAATGGTTCTAATGTATCTAAATTAATTGCATACTCTGTAAAAAGGGGTAATTCTTTTTTTTCTTTTTCTGTATTTTGATTCAAAAACAATTCTTCAAAATCCATATTTACACTCCTTCTATTGCACCACTTGGCATTTTCACTATTTTACTAACTACCACATAATTTATCCCAAGCACTAAAACTAGCACTTCATCTCCAACTTTTAAAGTGTCCTCAAACCATATATCCTTACTACTTTTATAAGTTCCAGAACCTTTAATTGTCGAATGGTCATGGGTGTGTGAAGCAGGTCCATTTCCTATCGCTGTTTGAGTTGTAGCATTAATAGTTATTTCATCAATAATACCGTCTATTTTATAAGTTCTGTGATAATGCGGTAACAAGAAATTAGAGCAGTAAATCTGCTCTGAAGGTATTTCCACATTATCAAATTTTATTTTTAATTCAGGCGGTGGACTAGTTACACTAGCTCTTATAAAATTGTTGGATTGCTGTTGCACTCCGTTATCAATCATATCGTTAAGTATTTCAAACATGCTCATTATTTAGCACCTACCTTTTTCTTATTTTTCTCATTTGTCTTGCTTTTCTCACCTTTCTTGTTTTTCTTACTCTTTTTACTTTTTGATTTTTTCGATTTTGGTTTTTCTTCAAATTCGGATTTATCCATCACATTTTCAAAAGTTAATTCTATATCACAATAATACATATCATTTTCCCAAGTATGCGTATCATTTTTCACTAAAAAACTACCAACAAGGTTTGTATGCGGCTCGTGTATTCCTATTGAATAACCACTTTGTATCAAAACATTACCAAGACAAGTGATATTTCCTGTTTTTTCAACACTTTTCAACATCTCTTTAGCATTACTGATATTATCCCTATCCTTGTCATACTGCATTACTTTTTGAAACAATCCGTATTTTTCCTTGTCTTCTTTATTTTCTACTTTATCTACTATTTGTTGTTTTTCTTTTTCAGTTTTATAGATAACAATTTGATTCACCATTTGTTCAATATCTTCACCATATTTAGAACTTTTTATATCTTGCTCAGAATTTAGCATAACATCTGCCAAACTTCCTTGTTCCACAACTTCTATTTTTCCATCATTACTAACAATAGAATATATTTTTTTATCTTTTCTATGCTGAATCGTATAAGCGTTCAAAATTATTTGATATCCACTCTTATTAACTGCTGGATAAGTGCAATCCACTTTGTCTTCAGGTATATTCCCAACTTCCAATTTCAACTCTCCACAAATTTCTTTTAATATTTGTGACGGCTTTTTCTTATTAAAGTTTTTCACAAAATAATTTTTATTAAGATATATGGAGTTATCAAAACAATTAAAAGTCCTAATTTTACTATCTCCAACAACTTCAACAGAAAAAACTTTACCAATAAATAATTTATCAGCATCAACATAGAATTCCACTTTATCTCCTAAATTAGCAATTTGATTATCATCTAAATATTTTACTTCTAATGTTCGTGATGTTCCGTTTATTCCACCTTTCCAAATAATTCGTTCAAATTTTTTTATATGCTCTTTATCATTAATCACAATCTTTAACATTTCCAAACTTCCTTTTTAAACTTTAATCAAGCTATCAATTTTTTCTTTTATTTTATTTTTTAATCCGCTCTTTAAATTTTCAAATCTCTCTTCCAGTTGATACTCTTTAATTGGCGAAGTCTTCCCAGTATATCGCTCATAAAGTTCATTAACATCATCAATCAATCTTGTCTGTTTCCGAGCTTCTATCAAATCAATTGTAATATCAATATCTCCTGTTCTCTCTATTATTTCATATTCCAACTGTTCAATATAACATTTAAAATAAATACTATAATTAGCACTTACCAAAGTTAAAACTTCTTTATTATCTTTATATTTTTCCAATTTTTTTATACCACTCATCGGCGAATGTGGATTTAGTAAAAAATTAAAAAATTTAGATTTTTTAGCAGGTAAAAATGTAGAAAAATTGACTTTTTTTATGTTTTTTTCTCCTATTAATGCTACTTCTCCAACATCTAATATCTTTACAACTTCACTGTTTTGACTGCTCGTAATTTTAAAATCTGACGGTGGAATCACAAAAATAAACGGTTCTGTATCGTACAATAGCATAAATATTGATCTCATATTGAAACTCCTTTCTTAATTATTGCGATGCTTGAATTTGAGCTTGTAAATTTGACATCATAGTGTTATATGTATTTTGACTAACATTCTGTGCTATCTGTCTAGCTATACTCTCAATTTTTGCTGTATCATTTATTGTTATATTTGACAATTGTGCAGCTATTTGTGCATTAGCCTGATGGTTTATAACTTGTTCTATTGATACTGGTTGTGGTATTGGCGGTTGCATTGTGCTCAAACTAGTATTCAAAAGACTTGGCAAACTATTTAATGGACTTAATCCAGAACTGATAGCATTAGTTATAGCGCTCGGATCAAATGGTTGTAAGGGATTATTATTTTGTTGTTTAGATACAAGTTGTGAAATTGCACTTGTTAATTGTGCTGTCTTATCTTGCTGAGTAAGTGCTAAATTTTGCTGTGGTGCTACCCTTGCTTTGACCGCATTTATATCAAGTACAACCTTCTGCAAAGCTTCATATGACCTTCTGTCATATTCTTTTTGTCTTGCAATTCTCGATGCTTCTTCTTTTTGCGCTTCTGCCATCGAAGGTACTTTAACATCAGAATACCCCATATAGCGGAACTTTCCATCGCTAGAATTATAACCAGATTGACTTGCTCCAGGAGTAAAAGCTCTAGCTATAGCTTCTTGTTTTTCTTTTTCTTTTTTTGGGTCTTTCGGTTCTATTAAACTTTTTATTATTTCCGGCGTATAATATCCAATAGCTCCACCAATTGCAGCACCTACTGCCGTTCCTACTGGTCCCCCAATTGCTGTTCCTAATTGAGCTCCCCAAATTGCACCTTTGGCTCCTATAATTCCTCGCATTCCTATTTCTGCACCTTTTGTTAATTGTTCTGCTTGTCCTTTTAACTTATCAGGGTCTAATGCTCCGCTTTTTTGCCATTCTTCAACTCTTTTCATAAAGTCTTCCATCCACCTGGTCGCTATTGGGGCGAATGCTTCTCCTAACGATATTTTCAAATCATCTATCGCCGATTTAAATTGTGCTATTTTGTTAGCCGTTGTATTGCTCATATCATCAGCAAATTTATCCGTTGCACCACTAGAATTTCTTACAGCATTAGCAACTTTGTTATAGTTTTCTTCTGTTGTCCCCATAATAGAAGCCAGTATTTTCATACCTTCTCCACCAGCAATCATTGTCAAATATCTATTTCTTTCTTCCTGTGTAAGACCTGCCGTAGCAATTTTTAAATCATCAGATAATGCTTTTAATCCTCTAAAATGTCCTTGCTGGTCATAAAGTTGAATATTTAAGTCTTTTAAAGCATTTCCCACTTGTTTTGATGGATTAGCCAATCTTCTATAAATTCCTGCTAAATTTCGTCCAGCTTGACCAGACTTAATTCCATTATCCGCAAGTACTCCTAATAAAATATTTACATCTTCAAAACTTTCAAAATTTCTTGAAGTTGCCGCAACATATTTATAAGCCTCTCCTAACATCTGCACATTAGTATTTGCGTTATTACTTGTTGCAACCATTACATCCATAAGTCTATCGGAATCTTTTAACGACATACCAAAAGCTGTCAAGTTATCTGTGACTATATCAGAAGTTTGAGCAAAATCACTTCCAGCCGCAATTGACATTTTCAAAAGCTTTGGTGTCATTTCTAACACTTCATTGGTTTTCATACCAGCCATAGCTTGATACATTTGTGCTTCTGCTACTTCTTGGGCTGTAAATTTAGTTGACCTACCCAAATCTCTTGTTTGTTGCATAAGTTGCTTTTCTTGTTGTACTGTAGCCCCCATTATAGCTTTATTTCTTCTAACTTGGTCTTCCAAATTTGCGTAGGCTTCAACAGAAGATTTTAATACACTAACTGCTGTACCTGCTCCTATACCAACTCCAACAGTTGCCAATGCTCCTTGAACTCCACTAAAAGAATTTTTTATTTTACCAGCTATGCCACCAACTTTATCTTTCAATGTTCCCAATGAACTTCCAGCCTTTTGTGCTACATTAGTAAACTTATCTTTCAATTCAAGTAAAGCACTTAACTTATACTCACTCACTCTCTGCTACACCTCCAATCATAAAAAACATAAACAACAACTCTGAATTACTTAATTCCCTTAGACTTTGCAAACTATGTCCACAATTTAAATAGTGAGCGACTGTTCTTGCTTTCCAGTCGCCCTTAATTAGTTTTTTATTTCTTCAACCACCTCTTCAACAGTAAATTTTTCATTCCAGCCAGCCTTCTTCATAAGTAATTCCGAAATATTTACTATGGTAGATTGGCTTAGTACTTTTGGCACAACCTCAATTGGATTCATTTGACAACCCAATTCAGTAATCAGTTTTTCATCTTTAAATATTTTCCCTGCAGTATAGATTAATTCACTGTCTTTGTCTGTACTATTACTAGATAAAATATCCAGTATTTCCATTCTGTTCAATACTTCTAATTCTAAAACAGCTCCACTTAATTCTTCAACTTTAACCTTTATTGTGTCTTTTTTTTCTATTTTTTTGCTATTTTCCAGCAACATTTCTACTGTTATATTTTTCATCCCATACCTACCTTTTCTTATCTTATTGCGTTTTCATATCTAACATCGCTAGGAGTAAATCCGAAAGGAATTTCTTCTTCCACAATTTCTCCTCTTTCAAATTTTGCAAGTTCAATCGAATTTAACCAAACATTATCAATCGACACCCGTTCTTCTTGTCCACGTAAACTATCAGGATCTTTTATAGATGTGACTATTCTACTTCTCACATCTTTTCCTTTTACCCAATTTTCAAGTATTTTTTTTCCACGAGTATAAACTTTAAAAACTTTTATAGTTCCTTCACCTTTCAGTCCAGTTATTTTACTGTCAACAGAAATCCCCAGCTGTACATCTTTTCTTTCCGCTGTAATTTTAGCTTCTACAGATTTTAACTCCGCTACTTTTTCATTATCAAGCCATAACTCTCCATAAGCTCCTGTTATTGTTCTATTTCCTTTTATATTTTCCGACATTTTATTAACTCCTTTTCATTACATTGTCATTACTAAACTAAGTGAAGCCATAGTGTCTACAAACCTTACATCACCAGTTAAATAAACATCATCGCCAGTCGGATATTGTAAAATTTCCAAATCCGTCATACTATTTACTTCTAGCCCATCTGTAATTATTACTTTTTTCTGTGCTTCAATATCAATTTCTACTTTATTGTCATAATCCCCGTTTAACACATTTGGTGACATCTCTTTGAAATATACTTTAGTTATATTTGAGCAGAAATTCATTTTATTGTCATAATCATTTATGTAGTTTCCAAGCCAATAATTTTTAAAAGTATCTCTTATATCATCAGCAATAAAGCACATACCTTCAACTACTTTAATTTTTCTTGTATCTTTTTTCCAAGTGCTGTCAAATGTAGTTTTAGAATTAACTCCATAATTCACTTTAACCACTTCTTCATCGTTGTATAAACTAAATTTACCAAGTTTAGGTTCATAGTCTTCAACAGATTTTAAATCACTCATAGTGTAATTATCTGCACTACGATTTAACGGCATACCCGCAATAAGTCCAGCTATTGCCACTGTATATTCCTGTGCTGTAAAATCTCCATAAATGGACTTATATGTTCCACCATTTGCAAGTTCTACAATAGCTACATGATCTGTTTTATTCGCATAACTTGATACATATTTTATAGTTTTACCAATTGCACCAGTATTTCCAAATTGCTGCTTTACCCAATTTACAACCGTTTGGTCTTCTGTTTCTAATGCTTTTGGATAAGCTAACCAGTTGAACTTTCGCATTTCTAAATCCTTTAATACTTTGCTTGTATCTTCTCCACTTTGTATAACTCTGATTAATATTTTAAATGCTCCATAATGCATAGCTAAATTAATATATTTAATATTATCTTTATCCCATTTTTCAGTTTCAACATCGGCTATAGTTTTAAAAGTGTACCATTTTTCAGTAGCTTTTGTATCTTGTAAAATCAAACAAACAGTACCTCTTTCACTTCTTTGAATAGCTGTCGTTGCTAATGTTTTAAATGCAATACTAATGCTTGGACTCGCATTAATTTGTCCGACTATTGCCATTTTATCACTCTCCTATTTCTTTAATTTCATTTTTAAATTTTTCATTATCTTGTAATTAAATGGAACTCCATTTTTATCAAATAATGATAATTTTTTAAACACCTCATCACTAATCAAATCATTATTCTCATCAAATAATGATACTTTATTACCTTTTTCATCAAATAAATCTAATTTTTTTAGCAACTCATATTCCGTTAATTCAGTATCGTCTTTTAATATTTCTTTTATTGTTTCAATACTATTGTCAAAAGTTCTTAAATCAGTCCCATACACATCAAATAAATCTAAATCGAAAATATAATGACCTAGACCATCTACCATTTTTGTATGCTCATTTTTTAAAGTTAGACATCTATCTTTAACTTTTAAAATCTTATTACCTTTAGTTTCAAACATATTATCCAATTCATCAAGTGCTTTATAAATTTCCATTGTATTATTTTCATCATTTTCAGGAATATACATAATATCTACACTAATAAATATCCGTTTTTTATAATTCGCAAAAAACTCATTTTTGTAGTTAATTACTTGGATATAATAGCACGGTCTAGCCAAAGCATTTATATTATCAATTCCAACTTCTTTATCTGTAAAATCGTATATTTTTTTGCTCAGGGCTTTTATAAAATCTATAAATTCCATTATTCAAACTCCGCTCTTATTGTCGAACCTATTTTATCTTTAAATACAGGCTCTAAGTTTTCTATAGTTTTTTTCAACATAAATACGCCAGGCACTACTTTATTCGAGTGTCTAACTCTATGACCGTACTCAACAAAAATGCTATATTCTACATTACTAAAAATTAACTGTTTAAAATTTCCACCATCTTCTCTGTGCCAACCCATTCTCAACTGCCCAGTATCTACAGGGGTCTGCCCTTTCACTTCTTTTATCGTTTCCTCAGCAACTTGTTTAAGTGTTGTTCCAACTTTTTGTGGAGTATCAGTAGCTAACTTTTCTAATTTTTTTGCCAGTTTTTCCCAGTCACCGCTAAGTTTCATTTTTTTCCACTTCCTCCACCGATATCTCCTGATGTTCCCAAAAATCAGTGTACTTTATAGGTTTATTAGCTTTAAATTTATATTTTATTCCGCCTTTACTTACCACCAAAATATCATTCTGCTTTATTTCTACATCATTACTAACAAATATCTTATACGAATTTTTAGAGTTATTTATAACTCCAGTCTCAGTAGCTCTTAAAATTCCAGCACTCAACTGACACTTAACATTTGTATAAACGACTTCCCAACCCTGAACTGTCAAACCAAATTCAGTCTTTGTTTTCGTATTTCTTTTAATTTCTTCTATCACATCAGTATCAAAAAAATCTTCAAACATCACATATCACCTTTATTTTATAACTCCAAGTTTCCTAAAACGATTCAAACTTTTTCTAAATTCCACATCATCATTTAACTCAGTTACAAATTCAACTTGTCTATCTCCACTTTTCATAGATTTTATATTTCTATTTTTATCAAAATTATATTTAAAAATATATTTTGTTATAGGAGTTATCAATTCTCTTGGGAAGTCTTCTCGGTTCATATAGTTAATACTATCTTGAACAATGCTCTCAATAGCAAATTTAGTCTTTGCTTCATTTGGTGTTACATCAGAAATAATTTTTATTTTTTCATAAATTTCATCAATTAATTCAGTCATTTCTATTACCTCTTAAAAATAAAAAAGTATGGCGTTTTAACCACACTTTTTTTTACTACGCTTCAATTGCAACTAGACCCTTTACTTTGTTATCAAGTATAAAACAGTCATAATAAAATCTACCTAAAAATAAAGTTCCTGAATAATTTTCTGAATCTGTAACTACTCTATATTCAGCTAATTTCACAGGACCAACCGTTGCCGAATTGTGCCCTATTAAACAACCGTAATTTTTAGTTGTAGCTCCACCTACTCCTGTTTTAATTTCCATCCATTTTTTAGTAACTCTTACTATCGGTACTCCGTCAACCATTCCTACTAATCCATTTATTTTTATATTTTGCCCAATATCCGAAGCTTTGATGAAATTGTCATCTTTTTTCAATTTTGTTAAAAACTCAGGTGTAACATAAGCAATCCTATTTTGAGGTACATCCGCATCATTTAATTTCTCCTGTGCTTCTAAAAATTTGTTGTAAGCGTTATTAGCTGCAAGACCTGTTACTGTCTGTGATTTTGTATCACAAGTTTTAAGAATTGTTTCAAATCTGTATTTCTCAATCTCAGGAATTACTCTTTCTCTCAATTGTCTTGCCAACACTTCTCCAGCTTTAATTTTTGTCTCGTCTTCGTCCATTTTATCCAAAAGCATTTTAAAAGATCTATCTTTTGTTAATGTCATTTCTTGGATTGAATTTTGTAAAATGTCCGCATTTCCATAACCTGTATTTCTGTTATAGTCCCTATTATCAACTGTATTAATCGAAGTAACTTTTACAGTTTTAGCACCTACAAAGCTGTAATCATTATTTACTATTTTCTGTGATACTGCTTCACTTGTAAATCTTTCATCAATTTTATCTGCAAATAATTCAGTATAAATCATTGCCATATTCTATCATCTCCTTTAAATTAAAAAGAACTAAAAGCCTTATCGAATGCTTCAAGTCCTATATCCTTTTTATCTTTTTCTCCTTCACTTCCACCATTTAAAGAGTTTGGTGTTCCTCCGCTTTGTGTTTTAAGATAGCTCGATAAATTCTCAGAAAAAGATTTCACACTATCTTCAATCTCTTCTTGAGTATTTCCAGTAATGCTGCCTAAAAAACTATCAGGGATTTTGTATTTCCCTAATATAGCCTTTTTCATCTCATTAGTTTTCAATGTTGCAAGTTCCGTATTTGAAGTATCAAGTTGTTTTTGAAGTTCAGCAAGGCTCTTATTATACTTCTCTTCTGCAGTAAGATTAGCATTATTGATTCTTGTTTCATAATCTTCAATCGTTTCACCGTGCTTTCTCTCCAATTCTTTTTTCTCACTTTCAAACTTTTTTCTCTCTCTTGCAATTCTTTCTTTAATCATTTCATCTACTTGTTCCTGTGTAAATGTGATTTCTGACATAACTGTCCCTCCCATTTAAAGTCTGTCGACTATTATTTTCTACCTAGATGTTTAATGTCCCTCAGTACGACAAATAAAAAGAGCAGTCGTTAAACTACTCTTTTGATTTTTTATCACTAAAATACAATTCATACAATTCTCGTACAACAATCAAACCTATCTCTTTTGCAACCTCAGAGCATTTCAATTCTTCAAAAAATTCTCTATCCATTCTCAGATATTCCTTATACAAGTAATTTTTCTCCTCGCTATTCTTAGCAGTACTAACTCTTTCTTCTGCTTCTTTTAATTTTTTAAAGTTTTTATATAATTCACTATCTACCGTTAATTTCATTTCTTCTATACCTTAATCCCTTTTTTTTTGCTGTTTCATACTGCTTTAGTTCTCTCCAGATTTTAAATGTCATTTTATCTAGTAAGTCACCTTGCTTTGCTATTATCTCCGCCATCATATCTTTCATTTCAAACATGTCTTTTGATAACTCATGAATATACTTTTCATCAATTGCAGCTAAATATTTCAATTTCAAATTAGTGAACGAACTAAAATCATCATTGCT